GAACAGCAACCAACACAAGCACCAAAACTACAGGCAGACCAAGCGAACGCTGTAGTTGTAACTGAACCTGAACCTGAAGACGTCGCGGTACAGGACATGTCTTCTATAGAGGAGACGGTGACGTCTGTTTTTACAGATAACACAGTCGCTGACAAAGCGGAAGTGATCGAACAGGTAGACACAGATATTAAAACCGACATTAATACGCGCACAAACACCTTGACCTCCACTGCCACTAATGAGGTAGCTGAACTGGATTTTAGCGAACTTGACTTGGCTGCCACCGAAACTGTTAGTTTACGCAAACACAACGAAGTGTATTACGATATTTACAAAAAGGCTCTAACCAAGGCCAAAGAACTGCGACGTTTAGCCGTCGACGCTTATTTAGAAGCCCGTAACATTCAACTTAAATACATGTTGGACGAAATAGAGGACTCCGATGATGAAGACAGTGACGGTGATGGTGACGGCAGTGAAGAGGAGGAAGAGGATGGTGACGAACCGGCTGCCCTGAATGTTGGTCCCACAATTACGATTCACTAAACCATCGTTTTCGGTGGTTCAGTAGTTCAGTTGTATTCTTTAGAAAACGTTGCCCCCTCTGAATGAAAATTAAACGTGCCTCCCTCGAAAATATTTTATCACGAATTTAATATAACATAACATGAGCTTCATCGCAACTCTGCAGAAATCGTTGAAGACACATCACGTCTTAGCTTTAGTGGGTGTCATTGTCCTGGCTTTTGCCATTTACCAATATTCATCCGGCAAATCCACTGTGTCTGATGGTTTCGAAGTGGGTCAGCGCAAAGAGCGTGTTATGGTCGGCGGCGAACCCGTCGTGCCCGTGCCCGCTAACCCTGCTGGCATGAATGAAGAGCATGCGAGTGTCAGTGGCTTAAGCACCAACACTTATGGTCTGGCCCCGCAGGCCACCGCAGCCATGATGGACCCTGCTGATCTTCTGCCGCGTGACACCAACAGCCAATGGGCCCAGCTGAACCCTGCCGGTCAAGCCGACTTTCAGAACGTCAATCTGCTTAAGGCAGGTTTTCACATTGGTATCGACACCGTCGGCTCCTCTCTGCGTAATGCCAACCTGCAAGAACGCTCTGAGCCCCCTAATCCCACAACTCCCGTGTCCCCGTGGCTTAACTCGACCATTGAGCCCGATCTCATGCGTCGTCCTCTGGAGATTGGCGCCGGTGGTCAGTAAGCACAAACACGAAGATCAAAGACGAATAAACGATTCTAGGCGCAATCTATTTAAACATAATATTCCAAGCATTATGTTTAGACTCAATATATAGCACACCTCACTCATGGCGCTGTTTATCTTTCGCCGCGATTTACGTTTAGCAGATAACGTAGGATTGTTAGCTAGTCTTGCTAGTGACAAACCTATTTATCCGATTTTCATTTTTAATCCGGAGCAAATCAATCCTTCGCAAAATCCATTCTTTTCCCATAACTCGGTGCAATTCATGTGCGAAAGTTTAGAAGACTTGAGGACACAAACGGAGGATAAATTCACCTTTCTGCATGGTCACAATGTTGACGTCTTAACGTTTTTATTAAGCCCACAATCCCCCGTGCCTATAGAAGAAGTTCACTTTAACATGGATTATTCCGGCTATAGTCAGCGCCGCGATGCCGTATTAGCCAAACTCGTTTTAGAGGCCGGCAAACGCTGCTACATGCATGAAGACATTGGTTTGTTTCCAATGAACACCGTCACCACGAGTGGAGGCAAAGGCTACAATAAATTCACACCCTTTTACACTAAGCTGTCAGCCAAGCCTGTCCCTAAACCTGAACTCAACGTAACCAAAATCAAGAGCCGACTCAAGGCTATACCGCATTGCCAATACACGTTTGTCCCGTCACGCTTAAATACCTTGTACAAACCAAATAAAGACATCTTGGTCCATGGCGGACGGCGGTTAGGCCTGGCTATTTTAGACAAGTTAAGACAAACCGTCGGACACTATCAACAAACCCATGACCAGCCTATGTACGCCACAACGCATTTGTCAGCCTATCTGAAGTATGGCTGCGTCAGCGCACGCGAAGCCTATCATGCAATGCGTGACCATTTGCCCCCGAGTGCTAGTCGGCCACTCATACGCCAGCTTTTTTGGCGCGAGTTCTATTTGGGCATTGCCTATCAATACCCGGATATGATGCTGAAACGTACACCACAAAAACCTAGCTACGCTGCGATCAAATGGTCGGGATCGGATGCCCACTTTCAACGCTGGTGTGAAGCCAAGACTGGTTATCCCATAGTGGATGCTGCCATGCGCGAAATGGCCGTCACCGGCTATATGCATAATCGCTGTCGGCTCATTGTCAGTGGCTTCTTAATTAAAACCTTGCTAGTGGATTGGCGTAAGGGCGAACAATTCTTTGCGCAAAGCTTAGTGGACTACGATTTCGCGAATAACAATGGCGGTTGGCAATGGTCGGCCGGAAGTGGCACTGATTCACAGCCGTATTTTCGCATCTTCAATCCTTGGGCGCAAAGTGCTAAATTCGATAGCGAAGGCCTTTACATCAAGCGCTGGCTCCCTGAGCTCAATGATGTTGCGGTAAAGGATTTGCATCAGTGGGATGTGGCACATGATAAATATCCGGCGTTAAAAGGCAAATATCCAGCCCCCATAGTGGATTACGCAGAACAGAAACAAAAAGCCTTGGCCATGTACCGCAAAATCTGAAACCTGCAAACTTTTATCTACACTAGTGTTATAGTATATAGACACGTCATGGACGTTAACATAATCGGCTATGCCCTTATCATTTTAGTGCTAGTAGTGTGTGTTCGCGTGTATATGGAATCAGATGCGATGCAACTGAAATGCATCATCTCCAGCGTTGATGGTCAACGGTATTGTGTGCGTGAACGTTTGAAACTGGAACATGCCGCTGATCGTTTAGCTATGGTCAACAAAAAGATGACACAAATTGTCCAACATTTGAAAGAGAATTTTCCGGATCGTGAAAATGTTCAGCGCTTGATAAAAGGCTACAATCCAAAGGTCTTGGTTGAAACATTGCCGACCAGCGAATACACGGCATATAGTCAAAACAAAGGCGAAAAATTGGCGTTTTGTTTGTCTCCGGAAAAACAAGACGACACTCTTATAGACGAAAACACACTGACTTTTGTGGCCCTACATGAATTATCACACATCGCCACTAAATCCGTTGGACATTTGGATGAATTTTGGCAGAACTTTAAATTCATTTTGACGGAAGCCAAGAAGCTCAATATTTATGACATGGTCGATTATAAGAAGAACCCAGTTCGCTATTGTGGCACTAATATCAAAGATAATCCTTACTATGATCTATAACAAAAGACAACTTGCATCACCTGTCTAACGAACACGTAATTACATAATATAAAGCGACTAACTGCTTAACTTTTGAAGCCACCTTCTTGATTAAACAGTTTATGGCGCAATTGTTCCATTTCTTTATCCTGGATCTTTTTTGAGGGATCTATAAAGTCTTCGTATGTTTTGTGGCGACCTTCGGTCGGTTCCGTCAATAAACATATAATCATGTACAACGCATACATGCCACATTCCGTATTGCCTTGTTGGTGTGGCACTTTAGTGTTTTCAATAAATTCCAACTTTTTCGAGCCCCCAAACTCCGCTGGCAGTTCAATGGCTTGTTCAATAATGCGTTCAACAAACGTACGCACTTCTGCTGGAGCCGGACGCCCGGTGCTGTCAAAGTAAAAGATGAAACCCTTCTTAAAGTCCACAAACAATGCAATCCAGTGGCTGCCGCCTTTAGTGTGTGGATCTGTATTAAAGATAGCACCTAATTTGCGTTTGCCTTGCTGGAGTTTTTTCTTGAGACTAAATTCGCAGAGTTCCTCCCAAACGCAGTCGCCGTTGACATAATGTTTGTCAAAGTCAATGGGCGACGGCCCCATAAAATCAAAGCACGTATAGGCTTGTTCGTACTGCTTCATCACGTTCTCTATTTCAATACTGGACAACCACTCATTGGGATTACGTTTCCACGATTTCGGCGCAAATGGCGCAAAGGTCTCATTTATCAACTCCTTGTCTAAGCCTTGCGCAAACTGCTGCCGCAACCAACAGGTTTCATTATGGCAGACATACTGCATATTTTCCTTCAAGGCCGCCCAAATGCTTTTCGGATCAGTGGATGTAATCGGCTCATCTGGATGCCGGGCATTCCACAAATTTTTGATCTTTGTGAGGGCATCCGGCGTATAACAGGTGAAAGAGGCCTCTTTGTCTGCTTTAGGCGCACAGTTGGCGGATTCAAATTCCTTGTTGTTGTCAGCATTGGTCGTCGTAGATTCTTTGTCCGTGCTCACTTTATCGTTTGTGTTTTTACCACCTCGCATATTCAACCGTCTTGTATGTAACCTTTTGTGGTATACACGACGACGGCGTACGGTGCCGCGTCGTACCTTAGTGCGTTTATGACTACGCATTTTTGCTTATATTTAAAGTAGAAAATAGTTTACTTATTATTAAAGCCGACCAAGTTTGGCGGTCACTAACTTGGATAATTTCATTTGGCGTTGAACGTCCATCGAGTAATGAGAATGCGTTAGCGTCGACTTGTGTTCAGTGGAGCCGTCATCAATATCATCGTCTTCGCCCGGAGCTTCCTCTGACAGAATGTGATCCACTACCGCCTGGGCATATTTACAGTATAAATGCTTCAAACGCTCACTAGGATACCGCCCAAGACTCATCTCTTCTGTCATTTCAATGATGCGTTCGCGATACACTTCCATTGAAGGATTAAGCGCTTCCAGTTCGTCGTCCTGATCTTGTTCCTGCGCCTTTAATAAAGCATAATAGCGCGGGTTTGTCAAAAAGGCCAAGTTATGTTTAGTGGACCCGGCGCTTGTACAACCCGTGGCTGATGGACCTTTCACGCCGTCCTCATGACTATGACTCTGGTTATTGTCACTCATTGATACCACTATATTATAATCAGTGACAAGAGAATTTTGGCGCATAATTATACGCTTACATTTTTAAGTTGTTGACGAGTACAATTATTCAGATACCAATTGCCTACTAAATTGGCATGTTGGTTCGGATTAAACGGTTGCCAAGTGGGTTGATAAAACAAATCAGGAAACGGTTGGATCATGGGACTCGACGTTTGTTCCGACACCGTCTCGTTGTACAGATCACTCGTCGATGGCGGCACGTAGGCGGCCTGATCACTCTTTTGTAATGCATAAAACTGATTGCGCAGCCGGGATTCGTCGTTAACGTTGAGCGCATAACCATTCCACGGGCCTTCCGCATTGCCGGGATTAAAGGTGTATTGGGTATTATAAGGGGCCTGCACGCGAATCGGCTCTGTCGCCACTTTGCGATGGTCTAAGATGGCCAACTGCGTATATTTTGTGTTGACAGGCCGCACCGAGAACTGCATCTGCAGTGGCGCCGACGGCACATTCCGGTCATATAAACGATTATTGAGTTGTTCGGTTCTCACATCGCCTGCTGAAAAACCGGCTAAATTTGAAGACATGGAGGACATCTACGCTGATATATTATTACGCAGATTAAATAACCACTTAAAGCCACTTAAACATATCAGGAATAAACATGTGTGGCATTTTTGCCGTCTTAAATGCCGGCCATAATGAGCGGGAGACCACTTCTCAGCTTGTCGAGGAGGCGTTTGCCCAAGGTCAAGCCCGGGGACCCGAGTACAGCCAGCTACAGGCATTAAATCCCAACATTATTCTGGGGTTTCACCGCTTAGCGATTAATGGCTTAGGGGCTGACAGCAACCAACCCTTTCATCAAGACAACGTTTCCTTAGTCTGCAATGGCGAAATATATAATTTTCGCGAACTGATCGAGAAATATGGGCTCCAGGTGCAGTCAAATTCCGACTGCGAGGTCATTTTGCATCTGTATTTGATGCTAGGGATCAATGAAACCCTTTCTCTATTAGATGGCGTGTTTGCCTTTGTGCTCGTTGACAGAACCAATGGCCGCATATATGCCGCCCGTGATCGCTTTGGGGTCCGTCCTCTGTATATGCTTCAATCAAAGCGTCATTACACTGAGCGTAGCGTGATCGGCATCGCCTCTGAAATGAAATCGCTCATCGGTCTTGTAAAAGATACTAAAAACTATATCATCGAGCAAGTAGAACCGCGTACAGTCATCGTCTTATCACAACGTGATGCAAATGTCACTTTTGCTTCGGAGCAATACAACTACTACGACATCCCACATACCGCCCCTGAATATGGTGGTCTGCCACCTGACGACTACATTGCTAATACCCACAAAGGTATCGTCAAGTTCCTAAACGCCGCCGTCCAGAAACGCGTCCACCGCACGACTGATCGACCGGTGGCATGTTTATTGTCTGGTGGCTTAGACAGCAGCCTAATTGCGGCACTTGTTAACAAGTACTATCAACGCGCAGGCCATACACTGGAAACGTACTCGATAGGTATGGCCGGCTCGGAAGACCTGCGCTACGCTGACTTAGTGGCTTTACATCTCGGCACTAAACATACGTCCATTGTGTTGACTGAAGACGACTTTTTTGCCGCTATTCCTGAAGTCGTGAAGGCCATCGAATCCTATGACACCACTAGTGTGCGGGCTAGTGTGGGCAACTACTTGGTGGCCAAGTACATCCGCGCAAATAGCGACGCCAAAGTCATATTTAATGGCGATGGCAGCGACGAACTGACTGGCGGCTACCTGTATATGCTGTCTGCACCAAACGATCAAAAATTCGATCTTGAATGCCGACGCTTATTAAGGGACATTTACCTCTTTGATGTGCTGCGTTCGGATAAATGCATCTCGTCCAACGGCTTGGAACCGCGGACCCCGTTTCTCGATAGCAAGTGGGTGGAATATTATTTGAGTATTTGTACAAGCCTAAGGAATCCGAACAACATCAAGGGGACTATCATGGAGAAACAGCTACTGCGCCAAGCGTTTGCTAACCTAGAACCCCACTTATTGCCGCCGCAAGTCCTGTGGCGACGCAAAGAAGCCTTCAGTGACGGCGTGAGCGGCACCCAGAAACCTTGGTACATGGTCATCCAGGATCGCCTCCATGCGCAAGGCCGCCAAGCTATGGAGGGTCTAACCGTTGAACAGACATATTATCGTGAGCTTTTTGAGACATACTATCCGCATCAAACACACATTGTACCGTATTATTGGATGCCGCGATTTGTGCAAGCAACAGATCCGAGTGCTCGGACACTAGCCTCTTATGGTCAAGCCAAAAGCAATTGAGCCACCTACACATAGGAATTGGTAAAAATAAATACTTGATGAAAACTATTTAAAGCATGCCAGCCTATAGTATAGAATATATACCAAATCAGTTTAAAAAAAGATGGCCACCGCCTTTAAGGTTCGATATACTTCCGATTATGCGAAGTATGTGGAGCAACTTGCACAGTTTGAAGCCCACTTAACTTCAAACTATGCCGACTTATTTATCAAGCACGAATTCTTCGGCGTCCAAGTGCAACCCGGCTGGTGGCCTCTAGTGGAATCCATGTGTCAAACCATACAGCAATATGTGTCAATGCACCCAGACATTGGGTTGAAGGTTTATGATTTTCACACGATGCATGGACAATTGGCTGCTCGCATGGACTATGCTGATTTGTTTGTCGCCGGCGTTATGGCCATGGCCAAGGTCAGTAGTGTAATATTCGTAATGTATGCATGGCATTTATTTGACTCTAAACCTCCGCTCAATTCCTACAGGACATGTCCAAAAAGCTGTGCGAAGAATGTGGCCAACCCGGCTGGTTGCGTTTATTTCATGATGGTCCTTGTGGCCAAAAAGTCATGTGCCAAAGCCATAGCCAAGAGCAAATGGTCCTGCGCATTAAACATCGCTTTTAGTTTTTGTGGTTTAAAACAAATGGCGTTTACGACGCGTGGTTCGGCGTTTGCGCTTCATTCTACTGCCACCCCCCACTTGTGTGGTTGAACGCGGCGGAGTCTCGGGACCTTTGTCGTCCAGAAACTGTTGAATATACCGCATTATTTGTTGTCCCACTTGTTCATCCACGGCTTTCGCTTCTGCGCTTTTATGCGTTACCCGATAATTATACCGCCGCATGAGCTCCTTTACTTCCTGCACAAATTGTTGCTCTGACATCGGGCTAATGCGCTGGATTAAGTGGTGATAGTGTGCGTAATAGCGTTGCGCCATTTCCTCAAACGGCAGACTATACGTGTAGGCTTTGTTGTTTATATAAAAGACATTGCGGGTTTGCATATGCGGATGCACTAAATCGTCCACAAAACAAATGTGCGTATGACTAGGAAACCCGATACAGCGTAGAAGGTCAGGGACGGTTTTGTCGTGCGTCGTCCGGTGGCGTTCAATCTGTTGGCCATTGATTTTATACGCGGCGACAATCTGATCAAAGACAGGCACATTTAAGCGATAGGCTATGTAATGACTAATTTTAGTGACCCAACTTTTTGGTCCTTGATTATTAGTGTAAATCACCACTTGATGCAAATTGCCTTGTTCTTTGTGTTGGACAATGTAATCCAAAATGTTTAAAATGTTTGGCCGCAAAAAGCCGGGGAATAAATCCATGACCTCGTTGAAATGCAGTTGCCCAAGTTCACCGCCATATATCATCTCCAGAGCATCCCAAAACATACCTAGCTCCACAAAACACCCTAATGTTTCGTCCAGATCGAAGGCGATGATTTTAGGGACATCTGCCATATTAAGTGTACTACAAAAGTCAAAGAATTTTATTTGCCACGTAAGTACTCCCAAACAGACGAGTGCTGCTAATACCCAATAGGTGCATGACATGCATCATATGACATATGTTAATAGAAAATATATTTGTTTATCTAAACGCATGCATCATGGCCAAGACAAAACGCAAGAGCAAGTCTTTACGTGCCCAAGATTACAAAACCATTTTAGCCTTTTATCATGTCCCACTCCACAAAAAGTGGACCACAGTCGATTTGAAACGTATTGCCTCTAGTTTATTGAATCAAAAACTATGCCGCTGCATTAAAAGCATCCAACCTAAACCTACACGCACGAACGAACGCAAAGCCATTGCCGTTTGTGTTAATAGTGTTATTAACAAAAAAGGATTAAAGATTAGACGCTTCACGTGCAAACGTCGGGCAAATTTACTCGTCGAACTCCCATGACGAATCATAGTATTCGGCACCAGTATAGTCGACCCAATCCGCTAATGTAAACCGATTGAAGTCACCCGGCAGCTGAAAGCGTTTATACTCCATGTTGTACCCTTGAGCAGTACTGAGGCGGTAAAATGGCTCTGCGTTGCGTTGCATGATCTGCATAAATGCGTTGACGGAGTGAAACCCCGACTCTCGCGCAGCACGCAGACCAGTGTAGTAAACATAAGGCATCTTGAAGTTCATTATGTAATGATAATGGCATCATGGCTTTAATAAGTTAAACGTCCGTCGTCAGTTCTCATGTTTGTCGTTACTCGTTGAGCGCTAAAGCATCTATTGCTGCTAAAATAGTTTGCTCTTCGTCCGTTAACTTCTTAAACACTAAAGTGGAACTCAGGTTCACTTGAAATATCCGACCCATCTTATTGCGACACAAAATATGCAAGATGCCATCTGGACCGACGGTTTTTGCCCCACACACGATGCCACCGTTGGTCAACTTAACGTGCGCGGGATCTTTTAGTGGTATCCATCGAATATAGGAACCAGGTTCGACGTCTGTATGCTCATCCACAAAACGATAATCTTGCAACTGTTCGAGCATTTTTGTGTTTTGATTTCTTGGCAAAGCTAATTCGTCCAGCACATCCGCCTTTTGTTGCATGATTTTCTCCCAGGTTAAATCCAAGACATTATCGGTTTTCACCTTCTCCAACGCTTCATACAAAAAAGTGTAGTCCACCCCTAATTCAGTGTCTACCTCATTATACGTTGGATCTATTTTTGCCAAAACACTCACGTCGATCTTGCGCGTCGTGGCCATATTCGAATACTATGCTATATTACTCACTCTGCTTTTTTTTCGACAGAGTAAACCACTAATTGAGGGAATGTATAAACGATAACCAATCACTCCGTTTATAGATTCAAATATTCATAACCTTGTGCGTTTAAATTACCAAGCCGAGCCCCACGAACCGCCCATCTCATTGGCAGCCATCGGCTCCTGCAGCGTAGGATTAGCGGCGCCCACTAACGGTGTGGGTGTGTGTTGGTACATGGCATCGAAATCCGGCTGGGCTTTAGAGGGTTGAGCCATCATATTCATATTCGGCATTGCCGTCAATTGCGGATTCGTTGGCAGCAGCTGTGTACGGTCTAAGTAATCGGCCTGACTTGGCATATGGACACCTTGCACACGCACTTGGCCACCTTGCTGTTGCTGTGCCAAGACGGCAACCGTTGCCGCTTTAGCCTGCTCACTTTTGCCAAACCAAGCCTCCGTAACACGGTCAAACAAGATGTTTAACTTGGCACCTAACTTCGTTTGCATCGTGATCAGCAAAAGCAGAAACGGGATGACAAACGTGATCTCATTGAAGTCGTTGTAGGCCCGCTTGCTATAGGTCGGGATAAATGTCACTAACTTGTTAATTAGCCAGATGGATACCATGAGAATCACTAATTGAGCCACGCTTTCAAACAAGATCTCTAAACTGCCCTTAGTGTCATCTTCCTCCGGGACATAGTGTTTCACTACGCGCAACAGAAGCATGACAGGGACTAAGGCAATTAATGTGTACTGCAGCATGTTCAGCATACGATCCTTGTTTTCTTCATCAAAGTTGAACACATGCTTAAAAAAAGAGGGTGAATTGTCTTTCAAATCGACGGCCTTGGCACCTCCACCCGTTAAATATTCGGTCATTGTCTCGTATGCTTTATAGGAAGAAAAGAATTATTTAATTTCGTTTGTTGTTGATGTTTAGACACAAAAGGTATTTAAATCGTCCGTCAATATCACATTATACACTATGCTTAAAACCCTTGCCGCGATCGGCAAAACACGGCATGGTCAAGTCGAGCCACACGACGAACATCAGTATTTGTTGCTAATTGATGACATACTTCGCTATGGTGTTATGGAAGCCGGCCGCAACGGCAATGCCAAAACCATTTGTGGCGCTGCGATGCATTTCGATTTATCCAACAAGAAGATCCCACTCCTGACTACTAAACGTGTCGCTTGGAAGACATGCCTGAAGGAACTGCTCTGGTTCATCAAGGGACAAACGGACAACCAGGTTTTGATCGATCAAAACGTTGGCATCTGGAATGGCAATGCCTCGCGCGAGTTTCTTGACTCCAGAGGGCTGTTTCATTTAGACGAACATGACTTGGGTCCCATCTATGGCTTTCAGTGGCGACACTTTAATGCCCCGTATCAAAACTGCCATACTGACTATAGCGGCCAAGGCATCGATCAGTTGGCTTACATTATTAAGCATTTAAAGGATCCTGAGACCCGCAATTCACGGCGGCTTCTTATGACTGCCTGGAACCCATGTCAGCTAGACGAAATGGCCCTGCCGCCGTGTCACGTAATGTGTCAGTTTAATGTCACTGAAGATAACAAACTGAGCTGTAGCTTGTACCAACGCAGTGCGGATGTTGGCTTGGGTATGCCCTTCAACATTGCCTCTTATAGCCTATTAACGCACTTAGTGGCGTTTCACTGTGGCTTTCAGGCCACTGACTTCTTCTACCATTTAGGCAATTGCCACATCTATGATGATCACTTAGAGGCCTTGGCCGAACAAGCCAAACGCAGTCCATTGCCATTCCCGACTTTAGAGTTGAAGAGTAGTGTTAAAGAGCGTTTAGAAGATTACACTGTGGACGATTTTGAGTTAGTGGATTACAAGTTTCATGACAAAATCACTATGGCCATGCGGCCTTGAAGCGATGCGCGATGGTATGTGCGCTAAGATTTGGATTTTAATGTTCTTTAGATTTTGTACATTAAAATCAAATGAGTGCTGCTTCTGGTTTAGCCGCTGCTAAGAATCGCCGCTGCAAAGAAGGCCCTATTGTTAAAGTTCCTGGCAAAAGCAATGGCTCCTGTGGAACAAGTGCTTGTGCTCGCGTGGCACCCAAGGGCGGTCCGCCGGCGGCTACGCAAACCCGCGGCAGCACAGTTCAGGCCAACGGCACTAATTCGTCTTCCAGTTTTAGTGGTTCAGGCAACAAGGTCATGACGGAGTTCGGTCCCGTTTATGCCAATG